ATGAAACCTCCTATAGAAAGCGACTGGTAAAAGACCACTGATAGAAAGATATCGGTGGCCAGATGGGGCGCCGCCAAACTCACCCATCTTATCACGCAAAGGACCAATGTCCAAATTCAGAGGAACAGTCAAATCCAGATTCAGAGGAATTACACCGGCAAGATCGCCGGTGAGGTCAAATTTCCCCGACTGGATGGAAGGTGAGAAAATCTCACCAAACGTAAGAGGATCAGAATCCCAGGATGTGAATGTATCCCAGAATCCCCGGCGATAAACCTCCTCAGTCGTAAGAGCGAGGAGAGCAGCCGCAACTGTACCGACAGAAACACGACGCACGGCGGCACGCACTGTAGCGTTACGCGATTCAATCATAGCAACGTCCAGAGCATTTTGACTTGCCAACCGAAGCGAGGCTGACTTCTCAGCCATAGAGGCTTGGGTCATCGGTGACGGATCATTCCAGGGTGAGAGCCCACGGAGTGCCCCGCGATCGATACCTGTGTTTGGATTGACCCGACCATCAAGACGAACGGACCAATCATTACGTGCAAATCGGTTGAGATCCTCAAACATGATACCCCCTAAATGGACCACTAGGGCCAATAATGGGAAACTGATATTACAACTCGGCCAACCAGCCCGATACAAGCCAATATCAAGGCTATCGTTAAAAGCTGGAGGATGAAACCCAAGTAGGATCGCATAATTGGCCCACCAAGAAGGAACTAGGAGTAACTAGCCTTTACTAGTCAACAGAGAGGTGATTGTCTGGAAGGCACGGGAAGCCCCAATACCATCAACCGCAATCTTACCCCACTCATATTTTCCACACAAGGCACCACGGGCACCATCCATAAGCTCCTTATTATTACTAAGAAGTTTTAGGATAGTAGATTCCATGGTTTCATGGTCCTTATCCAACAGCCATTGACACGCCTGGTTGAAAGCTGGATGATCAGACGCGTTTTCTAACTGTTGAATCCACCTGAGACAATCATACGACTTATCCCAAGACCGATTAATATCCTCATAGGACATCATCCCATTAAGGACTCGCATGAGGGGACGAACCCCAACACACAAACCACGTCTCACATAATCTAAGGAGAACACATTTTGGAGAAAGTGTACTACCCTAGAGGAGATATGTTTCTTATCGGTCGAGAGGGTCATACCAAACTCGGAAAGCAGAACTTTTGCAACCTTCGCATGATCGGTACCGACTAAACGGTACACTCCATCGTCACCCTGGACAAGAGCGTCCTGGACATGACCCTTACATAGAGTAGTCGCATAAGTGACCACCCAAAGGTTGACAAGACTGCCAATCAGGTTCGTCAACAC